GGCGCAACAGATGCAGATGCAACAACAGCAAATGCAAATGGCAGCGCAGCAAGCTCAAATGCAGTTCCAGCAGTCGCAAACCAATGCGCTTAATGCTCAAGCTCAGGAGTCTTCAGCAAGAGCGCAGAAACTTGCGGCAGAAGCACAAGCGGTTCCAGTAGAGCTTGAAATAGATAGAATCAACGCAGTAACTCGCAACCTTAAAGAGGGCGATGCGGAGGACAGGGAGTTTGAGCGACGAATGAAGTTCGCTGAGACTTTAATTAAAGAGAAAGAAGTGGAAGGAAAAGTAGATGCTAACAGACAGAGAACTCCAGACAATATTCCTCAAGTTCAACCAGAGGCTGGAACCGTTGGAGTTGGAGATACAGGAGTTGAAATCCCAACTGAAGGAGCTGAGTGATGGCAGCAAAGAAAGATCCAAGACTGGCACGCGCGGGCGTAAGCGGGTTCAACAAACCGAAGAGAACGCCCAGCCATCCCACTAAATCGCATGTTGTAGTTGCGAAACAAGGTGATAAGATTAAAACAATTCGTTTTGGTCAGCAGGGTGTTAAAGGTGCAGGAAAGAATCCTAAAACAGCAAAGGATAAAGCGCGGAAGAAAAGCTACTACGCGCGACACAATGCTCAGGACGCCAATCCCAGTAAACTATCTGCGCGTTATTGGTCGCATAAGGTCAAGTGGTAATGGCTAAAGGTGTAAAACATTTTAAACGTGATGGCACTTTGTATAAAGGCGGCACTCACAAAATGCCTGATGGATCATTACATTCAGGCAAAACTCACGGCAAAACTTCAGTTAAGCTGTTTCACATGAAAGATTTGTCTAAAAAAGCACAGGAGAAAGCCAATGTACAACTACGGAAAGAAAAAGAAAAAAGTAAAAAAACCAAAAGGTAAATAGATATGCCAAAAAAAAGCTAAAAGGTAAGTAGATATGCCTGCTAAAACTAAATCTAAGGTCAATCAAGCTGGTAACTACACCAAGCCGACCATGCGAAAAAACTTGTTTAACAAGATTAAAGCAGGCGGCAAAGGCGGTAAGCCCGGTCAGTGGTCAGCTCGAAAAGCTCAGATGCTTGCAAAGCAGTACAAGGCCAAGGGCGGAGGCTACAAGTAATGGCACTTAAAAAGCCTCAGAAGTCTTTAAAGAAATGGACTAAGCAGAAGTGGCAGACCAAATCGGGTAAGCCATCCACGCAAGGGCCAAAGGCAACGGGCGAACGGTATTTGCCTAAAGCGGCGATTAAGTCGTTATCGGCAAAAGAATATGCGGCAACAACGCGCAAAAAACGCAAGGATACTGCCGCAGGAAAACAGCATTCTGCCCAACCCAAGCGTATTGCAAAAAAGACAGCGCGATCAAGAAAAGCCTGACTTTTTTAAGAAAGCGTGGTAAAAGGCAGTTTTCAACAAACTAAAGAGGGATTAGCATGACACCTGAATTAGAGGCGTACTTTAACAACTACAATGAGTTGTTTAACAGTGAAGGATTTAAGCAGTTGGTTGGCGAGCTTACTAATAACGCCACGCAACTTGCAGATATACAATCGGTAAAGGACGGAGATGAACTCTTTTACCGTAAAGGCCAAGTGGCTGCGCTTGCTACAGTAATTAATCTTGAGGCAACAATTACTGCAGCGCGGGAACAGGCAGAGGCCGAAGAACAAGAAGACATGGATGTATAAGATATACGATTTCCGTTGTACAAACGGGCATGTTTTTGAAGAAATGGTAGAGAGCGGTATCACAACCAGTAGGTGCGGTTGCGGTGCCAATGCTACTAAAATGGTGTCAGCCCCGAAGTGCGTACTCGAGGGTCATAGTGGCGACTTTCCCGGTCGTCACATGAAGTGGGTACGAGAACACGAACAGGCTGGCAGAAAGAAATCTCCATAATGACTTAGTTCACGGAGTTTAATATGTCTAGAGCAACAATGATTGATCCGCACCCTGAAGAGGATAATGTGGACAACGTTGAAAGCGAAGCCAATGAGATTCAAGAGCCTGAAGAGGCTGTTGAGCAACCTCAAGCTGAAGCAGAAGAAAGTGTTGAGGATGATGTCCCAGAGAAATACCGTGGTAAATCTCTAAAGGAAGTTGTTCAGATGCACCAAGAAGCCGAGCAGGTAATGAGTCGGCATTCTGCTGAAGTTGGTGAGCTTCGCAAGGTAGTGGATGAGCATATTATGGCTCAGACACAATCGGCACCTCAAAAGCAATATGTCGAGCCTGAAAGTGATATTGATTACTTCACAGATCCTCAGGCTGCTGTCTATCGTGCTATTGAGAATCACCCTAAAATTAAGGAAGCAGAACAATATACAGCAAACTACAAAAAGCAAACCGCGTTAGCGGAGCTGAACAATAAGCATCCAGATATGCAAAAAATTCTGAATGACCCTAAGTTTGCTGATTGGATTAAATCCTCAAAAATTAGGACTCAGTTATTTGTGCAGGCTGACCAACAGTATAATGCTGAAGCTGCTGATGAATTGTTTAATCTCTGGAAAGAGAGAAAAACAGTTGCACAGCAGACCGCAAATGTTGAAAAACAAGTGCGGAAGCAACAACTCAAGGCGGCTAACACAGGCAACACGAAAGGCAGTGGCGAGAAGACTCGTGAGAAACAATATCGCAGGGCTGACATCATTAAACTGATGAAAACAGACCCCGAGCGATACCGCCTTATGTCGGATGACATTTTAAAAGCGTATGCAGAGGGTCGAGTCAAATAATCTTATAGGAGATTGACATGGCTACTGCAACTTATCCAGGCGCGGCTGGTTTTACCGCGAAGACAGAGGCAGATAAGTTTATTCCAGAGATTTGGAGTGACGAGATCATTGCTGCCTACCAGAAGAACCTGAAGATGGCTCCGCTTGTTAAAAAGCTAGCTATGTCAGGCAAGAAGGGCGACAAGCTACACGTGCCTAAGCCCGTTCGTGGTGATGCAAATGCTAAGGCTGCTGACACTGCAGTTACTATCATTGCAAATACCGAAGGCGAATTGACCGTCGACATCGACCGTCACTTCGAGTACTCACGTCTTATCGAAGACATTGTTGAAGTACAGGCGCTTTCTAGCCTCCGTCAGTTCTACACTGAAGACGCTGGTTACGCTCTTGCTGTTCAGATCGATAACGATCTACACGCAGCAGGTACTGGTTTTGGTGACGGCGGTGCCGTTGTATTCAGCCCAGCTGCTACTGACTACCAGCACAGCGGTTGTTTCTTCAACGACAACGGTACTACTACTCAGTACACTGACGACACTATCG